AAATGGCGACAGAAAGTATTTGAAGAAGGCGGTGACATCTACTGCGCATCGGCCAGCCAGATGTTCCACGTACCAGTCGTAAAACACGGCATAAATGGACACCTCCGGCAGAAAGGAAAAATCGCAGAGCTGGCCCTCGGCTACGGTGGATCGGTCGGTGCTCTGAAAGCAATGGGTGCTCTTGAGATGGGGTTATCCGAAGACGAGCTTCCTCCGCTGGTCGATGCTTGGCGAAAGACCAATCCTCACATCGTCCAGTTCTGGTGGGACGTCGACCGAGCAGTCATGAACGCAGTGCGCTACCACTCCCCTTCCACTATCTACGGACTGAACTTCGAATGCCGCTCCGGCATGCTGTTCATCCGGCTGCCCTCCGGCAGGAGGCTCGCTTACGTAAAACCGAAGATCGGAACAAATAAGTTCGGCGGCGAATGTGTTACCTATGAGGGAATCGGCCCTGCGAAGAAATGGGAAAGGCTCGATTCCTATGGGCCTAAGTTCGTGGAAAACATCGTACAGGCAACTTCACGCGACATCCTTTGCTACGCTATGAAAACGCTCCGCTACTGCCGGATTGTCATGCACGTTCACGACGAACTGATTATCGAAGCCGATCCATCCGTCTCACTTGATGCGATTTGTGAACAAATGGGCAGGACTCCTCCTTGGACTCCTGGACTTCTCCTTCGCGCAGACGGTTATACCACCCCGTTTTATAAAAAAGATTAATACATCTCCATCAATATACGTCGCTCACCTCCGAAGAAAAATGCGGAGGTGATTTTTTTCGCTCAAAACAGCAATCTTTCTCCAGTGGGAAGTAGAGGTTAATAACACCTCAGAAAGGAGGTAAACCACATGGATTTCAAAAGCGCCAAAACCGAGAATCAAAGAGCACTCAGGACTTTTCGGCCGATTGTGTACATCTGTTCTCCCTACTCCGGAGAAGCGAAGAACAACGTAATCGCTGCAAGACGCTTCTGCCGCTTTGCTGTAAGCAAAGGATACATTCCGTTTGCTCCTCATCTTCTTTTTCCGCAGTTCCTTGATGACAGCGATGAAACGGAACGCGAACTCGGTCTACTCTTCGGAAATGCCTTGATGAGTAAGTGCACGGAGGTCTGGGTATTCGGAAGCAGAATCACTGCCGGTATGAAAACGGAAATCAAGTGTGCGAAACGGAAAAATTACCGCTTGCGCTATTTTACAAATGATTGTCAGGAGGTTTAAGCCATGTACGAAGTAAAGGAAAACAGCAAGGTACTGTATGACGGAACAGAAATCACAACATATGAACGTGAGGTAGTCAGTTGCAACATTCTCGATGTCGAAGCCGGAACCACTGGTTATATGGGTGGCGACACCGGACACGGCGGCAGGACGTATTTTCGCATCTCGGATGAAGCATGCACCGATATGGGTGTTAATGTACTCCGCGACCGCTTTGGAGGTACGTCAGGCTTTGAGGTCTTTCTCGGTGGAGACTGCGAGCTTGAAACCATGATTCGAGCACTGAAGTTTATCACGAAGGTGCTGGAGGATGAATCAAAGGAGGTGCATGACTAAGCATGAAATTTACTTTATACATTGCCGACTGCACGGGGAACGAGGCCAATTGTCTCTATCCCCATAAAATGGTCATCAATAGTCCGGAAGATTTCGCCGCTGCCGCCTTACGCGATCACGTGACCGCAGCATATCAAAACAATTATCGCTCAAACGACAACTTTATCTCTGCTGATGCCATCGTCTGGGACTGCGACAATGATTTTTCAGAAAGCCCTGGCGACTGGATGACACCGGAAAAGCTGGCAAGCGGTGCGTTTGCGAACATTTCATTTGCCGCTGCTCCAAGCCGCCACAATATGCTTCAAAAGGACAGCTACTCCCCTCGCCCTCGTTTTCATCTGGTCGCTCCGATCAAAATCTGCACGGATGCCTCTACCTTCGCGGCGCTTAAGAAAACCGGCATGCAGCAGTTTCCGTTCTTTGATTCAAAGGCGCTCGATGCTGCCCGGTTTCTGTATGGTGCAAAGGTGAAACCGGATGAGGTATTCTGGCATGAAGGTACGCTTACCATTGATGAGATCTTGCCAAGTGCACCAGACGAAGAAGCACTGGAAGAGCCCATTTATACTGGAGGCTCTATTCCTGAAGGAAGCCGTAACAACACAATGTCTCATTTTGCAGGCCGCGTGCTGAAGCGCTTCGGCGATACAGACAAAGCCTATGAGGCATATCTAAAGCGTGCCAGCAAATGTGATCCGCCACTTCCAGCCAAGGAACTGCGCACCATCTGGCGCAGCGCACTGAAGTTCTTCAAGAAAAAAGTGGAAGGAAGTTCTGATTACGTCCCTCCTGACGAATATGAGAACACCTTCGGCACCTGTTTTCTTAAGCCGGATGACTACTCCGATATCGGCGAGGCCAAGGTCATTTCTAAAGAGTGCAAGAACCAGTTACGCTTTACGAGTGCTACAGACTTCATCGCCTTTGGCGGAGATCGCTGGTATGAGGATAAGCAGAGATCTCTTGGAGTCGTTGAAAATTTTATGGATGATCAGCTTGTCGATGCGACGGAAGCAATCCGCATCGCGGAGGAAAACCTGATCGCCATCGGCATTTCAAAAACAGACGTCAAAGCAAGAGGCAAGGCTCTCGTCAATGCGGTGCCTGAAAACAAGATGGTCCTTCTCTATGCACTGCTTAGCGCAGATTCATATAAGAAATTCGTCATGAAATATCGCAACTACAAGAACATCGTCAATGCCCAGAATGCTGCAAAGCCGATGCTGGCACTCGACGTTTCCGAGCTCGATTACGATCCGGATCTTCTCAACACACCAGACGCCACCTATGACCTGACAAAAGGACTCTCTGGCAGCCATCTGCATGATCCAGATGATCTCATCACAAAGATCACGGCCTGCTCTCCCGGTGACAAAGGAAAAGATATCTGGCTTCAGAATCTGGACCTGTTCTTCTGTAGCGACCAAGAGCTCATCGACTACGTACAGCAGATCGTGGGCATGGCGGCAGTCGGGCGCGTCTACGCTGAGCAAATGATTATTGCCTACGGAGGAGGCGCGAATGGTAAATCCACATTCTGGAACACTGTCGCCAGAGTCCTCGGAAACTACTCCGGCAAGATCTCCGCAGAAGCGCTCACCATGAACTGCAAGCGGAACGTCAAACCGGAAATGGCAGAGCTTAAGGGAAAGCGCCTCATCATCGCATCGGAGCTTGAAGAAGGTCAACGGCTGAATACTGGCATGGTGAAGCAGCTCTGCAGTGTGGATCCGATCGAGGCAGAGAAAAAGTATAAAGATCCGTTTCATTTTGATCCCTCACACACGCTCGTCCTCTATACGAACTACCTGCCCAAGGTGTCTGCAAACGACGACGGCACCTGGAGAAGGCTCATTGTGATTCCATTCAATGCGAAGATCACCGGGAACTCCGACATCAAAAATTACTCGGACTACCTCTTCGAACACGCTGGGCCTGCGATCCTTTCATGGATCATTGAAGGCGCGGAGACTGCAATCGCTAAGGGATTCAAGATATCAGAGCCGAAGGCGGTCAGAGATGCCGTGGACAAATATCGCGAAGACAATGACTGGCTGGGACAGTTCATCGATGAGCACTGCGATGTAGATCCATCATATACAGAAAAATCCGGAGACCTCTATCAGCAATACCACGCGGTCTGTTTTCAGAGCGGTGAATACGCGAGAAGCACAACGGATTTTTACGGAAATCTGGAGAAAGCTGGATTCAAGCGTAGAAAGACCAGATCCGGGATGCTCGTTTACGGTCTGAAACTAAAAACCGGTCAAGATTTTCTGGACTAAAAGTAAAAGTGTGCAGGTCGAGAAGGTCTATATACAAAAGTCCCTATAGAAATAAAATTTATATCTATATAGAGGTTTTAGGAATCGACCATCTTGACCTGCACACCTATGATTTCAAGGAGGAATGCATGAACGAAAAGGAAATAGAACGCAAATTAGTCATGATGGTAAAAAGCGCGGGCGGGATTGCACCTAAGTTCGTCTCACCTGGTTTCTCAGGAATGCCTGACCGCCTCATCCTGATGCCTGACGGACATATGGCGTTCGCAGAACTGAAGGCACCCGGGCAAAGGCCGAGACCGCTGCAACTGTCACGTCACCATCTCCTTCGGAAGTTGGGATACAAGGTCTATGTAATTGACGACGTAATCGAGATTGGAGGGATGCTGTATGAACTTCAAACCCTATGATTACCAGAAATACGCCATTGACTACATCAAAACGCATCCGGTCGCTGCAGTCCTTTTGGACATGGGTCTTGGCAAGACGGTGATCAGCCTGACGGCAATTTTCGATCTTCTGTTTGACAGCTTTCAGGTCCACCGCGTTCTGGTAATCGCGCCACTACGCGTGGCAAGGGACACCTGGCCTTCTGAGATCAGGAAGTGGGATCACCTGTCCGGCCTCACCTACGCCGTCGCAGTCGGGACTGCCAGAGAACGAAAGGCCGCTCTGATGCAGAGCGCGGATGTCACGATCATCAACCGCGAAAATCTCGTATGGCTGATCGAGAAATCTGGCATCCCATTCAAATACGACATGGTGGTCGTCGACGAGCTTTCATCCTTCAAGAACCACCGGTCAAAACGCTTCAAGGCACTCATGAAGGTTCGCCCATCCGTAAAAAGAATCGTCGGCCTCACCGGAACCCCTTCCTCCAATGGACTCATGGATCTGTGGGCGGAGTTCAAGCTTCTCGATCAGGGAAAACGGCTCGGGCGATTCATCGGTCAGTACCGGCTGAATTATTTCGTGCCAGACAAAAGGAACGGCGAGATGATCTACTCTTACAAACCGCTGCCAGGAGCCGAAGACGCTATCTATAGGCAGATCTCTGATATCACGATCTCAATGAAGTCAACCGACCATCTGAAGATGCCGGAGCTGATTTCCACGAAATACGAGGTGCAGCTTTCCGAAGAGGAACGCAATCGATATGATGCACTGAGAAACGACCTTGTGCTTCAGCTTCATGGTGATGAAATCACAGCCGCAAACGCCGCAGCTCTCACCGGCAAGCTCGCGCAGCTTTCCAATGGCGCAATCTATTCGGACGACGGAAAGATCATTGCATTTCACGATCGAAAGCTCGATGCCCTGGAGGACATCATCGAAGCAGCAAACGGCAAGCCTGTACTCGTCGCCTACTGGTTCCGGCACGATCTTGAAAGGATCCGAAAACGGTTTGACATAAGGGAACTCAAATCATCCAAGGACATTGCAGACTGGAATACGGGTCAGATTCCGATCGGGTTGATCCACCCCGCCTCCGCAGGCCACGGCCTGAACCTTCAGGACGGCGGCAGCACGCTTGTCTGGTTTGGATTGACATGGAGTCTTGAGCTCTACCAGCAGACGAACGCAAGACTCTGGAGGCAAGGTCAGAAAAGTCGAACCGTGGTCATTCAGCACATCATTACATCAGGCACCATCGATGGTCGGATCCTGAATGCGCTGCAGCGCAAGGACAAGACACAGTCTGCCCTAATCAATGCAGTGAAGGCGGTGCTGCGATGATTGACCCATACGAGAACCTCGCGAACGCCATCGTGCTGCAGGCCGTCAAGGATTACCGAAAAGCATTAAAGACGCTGCAGATGAATCCGATGAGCAGATCAGCAAATGCGGACAAGAACACGCTGGAACGATTCTTTCTCTCCGATTGGTACCGGCTGCTGACCGCAGTCGACGGAGAGATGCTGATAGAGAAAATAAATCAGGAGGTGAAAGAATGACCCCAAAACAATATTTAAACCAAGCAAAACACTTGGATGCGATGATCAACTGCCGTTTAAGAGAGATCGACTACTGGAAGGAACTCTCGGTATCCATCACCTCAGGACGATATGACGGCATGCCCCACAGTCCCAACCGTCCTGCTGATGCAGCCTTTGTTCGCTGCATCGAACAAATCGATGAAGCACAGAAAGATGTGGCTGAGAAGGTCGCAAGGTTGATCACCCTGCGTGAAGAGATCAGCAGCCGGATCAGCATGCTTCCAAATCACGACGAACAGCTGGTGCTGCGCTTCCGTTACATCGATGGATGCACCTGGGAAGATATCGCAGACATCTTGAACGTCTCGATTCGTACCGTCCATCGCATACACGGATCGGCGCTGCAGAATTTTTCCGTGCCGGAATGAAAGTTGGCACACTTTGTCACAGTTTGTCATACCCGACCTGTGCTATAGTTATAATGACGAAAGAGAATAAAGATACATGCCTCGAAAGGTTAATCCCTTCCGGGGCTTTTGTTATGCAAGGGAGTGAAAGTCATGCCAAGGAAACCTAAGCGTCCCTGCCGCTACCCAGGCTGCAGCAACCTCGCTGAAGATGGTGAGCAGTACTGCCCTGCTCATAAGAAACAGATGCAGCAGCACTACGACCACTTCACCCGCGGCTACAACGGACATAAGCGTTACGGGAGTCAGTGGAGAAAGATAAGGACCCGCTACGTAAAAAAGCACCCTCTCTGCGAGGAGTGCCTAAAGCAAGGGCGCTACGTTCCAGTTGAGGAGGTCCACCATATCATTCCGATCTCCGAAGGTGGAACGAACGACGAAAGTAACCTCGAAAGTTTATGCCGGAGCTGTCACGAGAAGATCCACGGGAAACGCGGTGACAGATAAAAAGACCGCCCCATTGCAGGCGGTCTTTGTTACATGTTAAAGAGATCCGCATGGCTTCCAGTGTCTACCAATGTCAGTGTGAGGATGTCGTTCTCTATCAGATAGACGAGAAGCCAGTCCGGCTGAATATGACATTCACGGAAGCCTTTGAGTTTTCCCTTCAGTTCGTGGTCATGGTACTTCTCCTCCAGTGCTTTACCCTGACGTAAAGTGTTGATGACGTCATCAAGAAGAGAAAGGTCCAGCCCACGCTTCTTCATCAGCTTATAGCTTTTCTTATAAGCCGAAGTAAATTTGACGTTTAAGTTCATTCAGGCTTCAAGAGCTTTCTTAAGATCTTCCATGCTGGTGTATCCCGGCACGTCAGGGTCACGGGAAATGCGCTTTGCCTCATCGGCAGCGCTGAGCAATTCTTTAGAGTACTGTGGAACCTCAACCTTGAAAGGAAGTCCGCCTCTCATAATGCACTGTCTTAAGAAAATATTGACAGCGCCGGACATATCCAGACCGAGTTCATTAAAGAGTTCGTTCGCCTGCTTTTTGACACCGGAATCAATACGGATCTGAGTTGGAACTGTAGACATATAAATCATCTCCTTTCAGCTCAGATTATAGCCCGTTTGGTTTACGTTGTCAATCAAAATGATAATATTCTGTCGGTAGGGGCGGTCTGAATCTCTAAAGGCAATCAGCCAAAAGACCGGCGCCCCCTATCGCGTGAATTTTTTCCGGTTCAAACGGGTGATTAACACCTGCCAACTTCAGAAAGGAGATGAAAAGCGTGGCTAGAGATGGAACCTACCGCGGCGGCAGACGAATACGTGCCGGTGACAAACCGGCATCTGCCGCTGAGAAAAAAGCAAAAGGACAGAGACCTCTGATCATGAGAAATGACATTCCGGATCTCGAACCAGAAGAACTGGATGCCGTGGATCTTCCGGAAGGCGCTGTGCTTCAAGGAGCCGACATGCCGAAGCCTGATGAGTATCTGTCCGCAAAGCAGAAAAATGGCAAGCCGCTCGGCGCGGACGCCATCTACAAAGAAACCTGGCTCTGGCTCAAGAAACGTCACTGCGAGAATCTCGTGAACAAGCGTCTCATCGAGTCCTATGCACAGAACTTCGCCAGATACATTCAGTGCGAAGATGCGATATCGACCTACGGACTCCTCGGCAAGCACCCGACGACTGGCGGCGTAATCTCCTCCCCCTTCGTTCAGATGGCTTCTCAGTTTCAGAAATCCGCCAACCTGATCTGGATGGAGATTTATGACATCGTAAAGCAGAACTGCACCGAGGAGTTTACGGATAATCCGAATGACACGATGGAGCAGCTCCTCCGCTCACGGAAAGGACGATAAATGGATAACGAAGAAAAGCAAACACAGTACTATCTCGCTGATATAGATACGATCATACCATACGCCAGAAACGCCAGAACACACTCCAAGGAACAAATCGCTCAGATCGCCGCATCAATTAAGGAATTTGGCTTCCTTTCTCCAATAGTTGTATCGGATGACAATACGATTCTCTGTGGTCACGGCAGGTACTATGCGGCACAGCAGCTTGGACTTAAAAAGATACCGTGCGTGAAAGAAAAATGGTTGACCGATGCCCAGAAGCGTGCCTATACCCTCGCTGACAATCAGCTGGCTTTAAATGCCGGATGGGACGAGGACATGCTCTCTGTAGAACTATCTGATCTTCAGGCTGACGACTATGATCTGTCGCTTCTCGGATTCGATGAAAAGGATCTGGAAAAACTGATGATGAATCCCGATGATACAGGTGCAAAGGACGATGATTTCGATCTGACTGCTGCTCTTGAGAAAGCCTCCTTCGTAGAAAAAGGTGATCTCTGGACAGTCGGAAAGCACCGGCTGCTCTGCGGAGACGCTACTTTCTCTGAAGATGTAGATACACTTATGGGTGATAAGACCGCAAACCTTATCGTAACGGATCCGCCGTATGGAGTCTCGTTCAAGGCGTCCGACGGACTTACGATTGAAAACGATAGCTTAAAAGGCGATGAATTTTATCAGTTCCTGCTTGCTGCATTTACCAACATGGCGGATCACTTAGAGAAAGGTGGTGCTGCGTATGTGTTTCATGCAGATACGGAAGGGCTCAACTTCCGGAAGGCCTTCATCGATGCAGGATTTCACTTAGCCGGTGTGTGTATTTGGGTAAAGAACTCACTGGTACTTGGAAGGTCGGATTATCAGTGGCAGCATGAGCCGATCCTTTACGGATTCTTACAGAATGGCAGACATCCGTGGTACTCTGACCGGAAACAGACGACGATCTGGAACTTCGACAAACCGAAACGTAACAAGGACCATCCGACATCTAAACCGCTTGATCTTCTCTCCTACCCGATCAAAAATTCCAGTCAGGAAAACGCGATCGTGCTCGACACCTTCGGTGGCTCCGGTTCCACGATGATGGCCTGCGAGCAGATGAACCGGACCTGCATGACAATGGAACTCGACCCGAAATACGCATCGGTCATCCTCCGTCGATACGTGGAAGATACCGGTGATTCCGAGCACGTGTTTGTCGAACGTGGCGGGAAGAAAATCCCATATTCTGACCTGGTCAAAGAAGTCGAAACCGCCTGAAGAATTCTCACATAAAGCTTGATATTTAAGGCTTTTAGAGCGATATATGTACGTACCAAAAGAACACATCACAAGGAGGTACGCAACATGAAATTAAGCTATAACGCAACAGGAGAAGAACGGAAATCCCTGGTTACAGAGATCTGCCGGATCACCGGAGATGTATCCGAGTACCAGTACATGCCGACCTGCGCCTACAAGATCGGTGATGTCACGGTGGATAAAACCGGAACCGTATTCTGCGAAGATGAAGAAAAGCTCCGTCACATCGAAGAAGAACTGAAGAAAGTCGCCTTTGTACCATCAGACAATGTTGAGGACGAAAAGGTCGAGGAAGAAAAATGCGGACTTACCATCGAGGTTCCGCTCGATAAAGTAAGCGTCGGCAACCTTTCCAACATCCTTCAGGCAAAAGGAACGCTGATCCGTCATGCCCTTGGGATCAGTGACCTTGGGTTTGAGATTAAGGAAGACCGGATTGCATTCCCATGGTTTTCTGAAATGCCGGAGGCAGAGGAAGCGAAAGCCTATACGGATTTCATTTCCAAGCTCTGTAAACTCACTAAGGAACTTAAGCGGGCAAGCAGCAGAGAGATGCCGGTAACCAATGAGAAGTACACGTTCCGCTGCTTCCTTCTTCGGCTCGGATTCATCGGATCAGAGTACAAGAAGGAACGGAAAATCCTGCTTGAGAATCTCTCCGGAAATTCCAGCTGGAAAAACGGCGCTCCGGAAACGGAGGTGCAGGCATGAGAACGATCAGTGCAGAGCAGCTTGAAGACTTAAGAAAACAGTACCCTGACGGAACCCGCGTGGAGCTTCTTCAGATGGACGATGTCCAAGCACCACCTGAAGGAACGTGTGGCACGGTCAACGGCATTGACGACACCGGTTCCCTGCTTGTCAGCTGGGACGACGGTTCTGGCTTGAATGTGATCTACGGTGAGGACATCGTAAGAAAGGTCGGTGAATGACATGGACAAAAAAGTAAAAGAACAGATTCTCGCGATCCAAGGCACCGGCCTTACGAACATGTTCGACTTGAACATGGTGCAGCGTCTCGCCTACGAGCGGGATTTCTACGACTTGGTCCTCTACCTCACATTTCACCGCAGAGAATACGTCCATTTCATTCTTCATGGAGATAGCGAAAACGCCTGAAAAATACACATTTTCTCCGATAAATGACTTGCTATTACATCCGTTTAGAGTGATATATACACTAACAAAAGAAACACACCAAACAAACGGAGGCAAACCATGAAGAACATTTTCGAAGAAACCTACAGAACCATCCAGGAAGCAAAGAAAGCTTATGACAAAGCGGAAACCGCAGAAGAAAGAGACATCGCAAGGGAAACCGCAAACGCAGCGATGGATAAACTCAGAAACCAGGGAGATGTCGCCTACACCATCTGGAGAGCCTTTGAGAAGTCAAAAGACAACGAGAACGAAATCCTAAACTTCGACGACGTCATCTGGGATCGGGATGTGGAAGCCATCACAGCCTGCCTTAAGGAAAACGGAATCAAGGAATTCACCTACTCCTGCCAGGCAACCGACGCGGTTGAAACCCTCTGGCTTTTCAAAGAAGCCGGCTGCAGGATCGGCGAGATGATCGAGGTAAACGTTCGGAGAGCCTTCTTCGGAGAAGGCTACGAAAAGGCGCATGCCTTCAAGATGAGCATCTGCTAAAGGATGCCGGAAGGAGCCCATAAACGGGCTTTTTCTCGTACAGGAAGTCTATGAATAAATACTTCATATCCGAAAGATACCGCTTGCTATATGTGCGCATCAGAGCGAATATACACATACCAAAAGAAAAGCGCACAAAGCAAGGAGGAAGAAAACTATGTGGAGCAAGGGAAGCATCGAGATTGAAAACACGATTTGTAATTACTGGGTAAAGCATTATGAAGAGCCGAGCGAAGACTACGGCATCGACGGAGGAAGAATCAGCAAGTTGATGATCAAGGTGGATGGAAAAACCACATTGAACTACGACAGAGGCTGGGATATCGAGCCGGAGGATGAAGCAAGCCAGCTGGCCTACGGAATCCTGATTCACGAATATAACTAAGAAAACAAAAGGAAGCGGAGCTTAGGGCTCTGTTTCTCGTACAGAATAGATGAAACGAAGGCCGCAGCAATGCGGTTATTTTTATGCCACAAAGGAAGTGAACGACCCTTGGCCATGCGAAAACTAAAGAATTACAAGCCGACACGTTTCATGGCAGAAGACTCAAAGTACAGCAAGGACGCCGCAGACTATGCCGTGCTATTTATCGAAAGTCTCCGTCATACCAAAGGCAGTTGGTACCGAAAGCCCTTTGAACTGATCGACTGGCAGGAACGGATTATCCGCGACGTCTTCGGAATCCTAAAGCCGAATGGCTACCGGCAGTTCAACACGGCCTACATTGAAATTCCAAAGAAACAAGGCAAGTCTGAGCTTGCCGCAGCGGTCGCCTTGCTTCTTACCTGCGGGGACGGAGAAGAGCGTGCTGAAGTTTACGGCTGCGCAGCGGACCGAAACCAGGCAAAGATTGTCTATGACGTGGCTGTCGATATGGTGCGCCTCTGCCCTGCTCTTGATAAGCGGGTGAAGATTCTGGAATCCCAGAAGAAGCTCATCTACCTTCCAACTAACAGCACCTATCAGGTACTTTCTGCAGATGTGGCGAACAAGCATGGATTTAATACCAGTGGCGTCATTTTTGATGAGCTGCATACGCAGCCGAACCGGAAGCTCTACGACGTTATGACGAAAGGATCCGGCGACGCCAGAACGCAGCCACTATACTTTTTGATTACGACCGCTGGAACGGATACGAACAGCATCTGCTACGAAGTCCATCAGAAGGCGCTTGATATCATCGAAGGTAGGAAAATCGATCCCACCTTCTATCCGGTGATCTACGGCGCTGAAGAATCTGAGGATTGGACCGATCCAAAGGTCTGGAAAAAGGCGAATCCTTCTCTTGGCATCACGGTCGGCATCGATAAAGTACAAGCTGCCTGCAACTCAGCAAAGCAGAACCCCGGTGAAGAGAACGCCTTCCGGCAGCTTCGGCTGAACCAATGGGTGAAGCAGGCCGTCCGCTGGATGCCGATGGACAAGTGGGATGCCTGTGCATTTTCTGTGGATGAAGATGACCTGGAAGGCCGCGTCTGCTATGGTGGTCTTGACCTCTCCTCCACTACAGATATCACGGCATTCGTTCTTGTTTTTCCACCAAGAGACGAGACAGACAAATATGTCGTGCTCCCCTACTTCTGGATTCCGGAAGATAATGTGGACCTCAGGGTTCGGAGAGATCATGTGCCATACGATCTTTGGGAGAAGGAAGGATACTTAGAAACAACAGAAGGAAACGTCATCCACTACGGATTCATCGAGAAGTTCATCGAAAACCTTGGTGAACGATTCAATATCCGGGAGATTGCCTTCGACCGCTGGGGAGCAGTTCAGATGGTCCAGAACCTTGAGGGCATGGGATTTACGGTCGTTCCATTCGGACAGGGGTTCAAAGATATGACCGGTCCCACAAAAGAACTCATGAAGTTAACGTTGGAACAAAGGATCGCCCACGGTGGTCATCCTGTGCTTCGCTGGATGATGGACAACATCTTTATCCGGCGTGACCCAGCAGGCAATATCAAGATGGATAAGGAAAAATCAACGGAAAAGATTGACGGAGCAATTGCTCTAGTGATGGGGCTTGACCGTGCACTCCGTGGCGGTAACGATGACGGCTCATCTGTTTATGATGAGCACGGTATTTTATTTCTGTGAGGTGATTCATATGGATGTTAACGATGTTGTCGGATGCAGGTTTGGAAAACTACATGTGGATTCATATGCTGGATCCGATTTCTATGCAAACGAAAAGAAACGCCGAAGTTTCTACAACTGCACATGCGATTGCGGAAATCATGTAAAAGTCTGCAGAAAACTTCTGATTAGCGGCAGACAGACGACATGTTGCCATTGCTGTCGCATTGAATCTGACAATGATCACTTACGTTATGTCACAGAAAACGGTGACTTTTTTATTTTTGATACAAGCGATCGGCAAGCAATTGAGAAGCATTGCTGGTATATAGACAAATATGGATATGCGATTGCCAGAATTAAAGAAAAGAACGTAAGACTTACACGGTACCTTCTTGGAATCGGTGACAGTAATTATGTTGATCATATCAACGGGAACCCAAGAGACAACAGACGGTGTAACCTAAGAGTAGCTACCCCAATACAAAATATCAGGAATATGCGGCTGCCAAGCCATAACTCATCTGGGTTTAAAGGAGTCAGTTACAGGAAGGATAGAGGAAAATATCGGGCATACATCAGTCTGCACGACAAAACTAAACATCTTGGCTATTATGACACAGCTGAAGACGCAGCGAGGGCTTATGATGAAGCCGCTCGCTTTTATTTTGGCAATTTTGCCTGTCTGAACTTTCCTAATAAAGGTGAACAGGGATGTCTCAGAAATAGAATGGAGGATATCGTATGAGTGTATTTTCAAAGCTATTTAAATCAAGAGACAAGCCGCAAGATTCCACGAACGGGTCTGGCTACAGATATTACTTTGGCGGCACAACTTCCGGAAACACCGTAACAGAACGTTCTGCTATGCAGATATCTGCAGTTTATGCTTGCATAAGAGTTTTATCAGAGGCTATCGCAAGTTTGCCGCTGCACCTTTATGAATATGCAGACGAGGGCAGTAAGACTAAGGCGTTAAAACATCCCCTATATAGGATTCTACATGATGAACCGAATCCAGAAATGACTTCGTATATCTTCAGGGAAACGCTGATGACGCACCTCCTGCTATGGGGCAATGCCTACGCACAGATAATCCGGAACGGTCGCGGTGAAGTCGCCAGCCTCTATCCGCTTATGGCAAACCGTATGAAAGTCGACCGTGATGAAAACGGTCACATTTACTATGAGTACCAGATGAATACATCGGATGCTCCTACCATGAAAACCGGAACGGTGAGGCTTTCTCCAAGCGAAGTGCTGCATGTACCTGGACTTGGATTTGACGGCCTTGTCGGCTACTCCCCGATTGCGATGGCGAAAAACTCCATTGGCATGGCAATGGCAACCGAAGAATACGGTGCGTCCTTCTTTAAGAACGGCGCAAATCCATCTGGCGTGCTTTCCATGCCAGGAACCGTGAAGGACCCGGAAAAGATCCGTTCTTCCTGGGAAGCAGGCTTTGGAGGAAGCCACAAGGCAAACAAGGTAGCGATTCTTGAAGAAGGTATGACGTATACGCCAATCTCCATTTCACCGGAGCAGGCGCAGTTCTTGGAAACGCGTAAATTCCAGCTCGATGAGATCGCGAGAATCTTTCGGATTCCTCCCCATCTCATTGGTGACCTGGAGCATGCGACGTTTTCCAACATTGAGGAGCAGTCACTGGAATTTGTGACCTACACCTTAGAGCCGTGGCTTTCCCGCTGGGAACAGTCTATGCAAAGATCCCTGCTTCTACCGCAGGAAAAGGACAACTACTTCATCCGCTTTAACGTAGATGGCCTCCTCCGTGGTGACTACCAAAGCAGGATGAGCGGATATGCGACTGGTATCCAAAACGGCATCTACTCCATCAACGATGTCCGGGAGCTTGAAAACATGGATCTGCTTTCCGACGAGGAAGGCGGCAACCTGCACATTTTAAACGGCAACGTTGTGAAACTGAAAGATGCAGGATCAGCTTATACGAATAATGAACATAAGGAGGACTCGGATGAATCCACAGAAGAAGTTCTGGAAATGGATAAGAAACAAAACACCCGCTCTGGAAAATCCAGACGAAGTAACTGAATCAAGGACGCTGTTTCTAAACGGTACAATCGCTGAAGAGAGCTGGTTTGATGATGATGTCACCCCGGCTCTTTTTCGTTCTGACCTTAATTCTGGAGCTGGCGACATCACGGTCTGGATCAACAGCCCCGGAGGTGACTGCTTTGCGGCAGCACAGATCTACAACATGCTCCGTGACTACAAAGGAAAGATCACCGTAAAAATTGACGGGCTTGCTGCATCGGCAGCATCGGTCATTGCGATGGCTGGCGATGAAGTGCTCGTCTCCCCTGTTTCAATGATCATGATCCATAACCCTTCGACTATTGCGATGGGTGATACGGCAGAGATGCAGAAAGCAATTGAAATGCTTTCTGAAGTGAAAGCGTCCATCATCAATGCCTATCAAGAAAAAACTGGCCTTTCCAGAAACAAACTTTCAAAGCTGATGGATGAGGAGACCTGGATGGACGCTGGAAAAGCGGTCGAGCTTCATTTCGCAAATGGTGTGACCAGCCGAGACGAGCTCTACCATACCGAAACGGAACCTGAGTTAGAGAACAATTCAAAGCAAAATGAGAATCTACCTTCCGGTATGCTTTTCTCCCGCTACCAGGTAGCTGCTGCAATGAATAAAAAACTTTGTGATTATGCAAAACGCACCAATCCATCAAGCAATCCAATCACCATGCAGAAATACCGAATCGATGATCTCGAAAAGAGGCTCGATCTGATGAAACAGTTTATGTAGAAGGAGGACACACATGAATATTCAGGAATTGATTACGAAAAGAGCAACAGCCTGGGAGACTGCGAAAGCGTTCCTTGACGCACACAGAAATGCAGACGGGCTTCTCTCCTCTGAGGACGGTGAAACTTACGACCGCATGGAAAAGGAAATCACCGATTACACGAAAGAAATCGAGCGCCTGAACCGTCAGGCAGTGATCGAAGAGCAGATGGGAAAACCGACTGCTTCTCCCCTCACCGGAAAACCAGGAGATGGCATGAAGGACGAACCGATAAAGAAAGGCCGTGCTTCTAAAGCTTATGCAAAAGCAATGCTTTCTGCGATGCGCACTGGATTTCATCAGATCAGTGATGTGCTTGAAGAAGGAAACGACGCCAACGGCGGTTACCTTGTTCCAGAGGAATGGGACAGCCGCCTGATCGATAAGCTGGAGGAAGAGAACATCTTCCGGGGTCTTGCCACCACCATCACCACTTCCGGAGAGCATAAGATTAACATCGCAGGGACGAAACCAGCTGCTGCATGGATTGAGGAAGGCGGAGCACTGACTTTTGGAGACGCCACTTTCGATCAGATCGTGCTGGACGCGCATAAGCTCCATGTAGCAATCAAAGTCACCGAGGAACTGCTCTACGACAATGCATTCAATCTGGAAGGTTACATCATCGACCAGTTTGGAAAAGCTATCGGAAACGCAGAAGAAGACGCCTTTCTGAACGGTGACGGTACCGGAAAACCGCTTGGTATTTTCGCAGCAACTGGAGGTGGCGAAAAGGCCGTAACGCTCGACAATGTAAAAATTTCAACCGATGATATCTTGACGCTGATCTATTCGCTGAAGCGTCCGTACAGAAAGAACGCCCGTTTCATCTTAAACGACTCTACCCTTGCATCACTGCGGAAGCTCAAGGATACAAACGGCGCCTACATCTGGCAGCCGTCTTACCAGGCAGGAGAACCGGACAGACTCTGCGGATACTCTGTTCTTACCTCCGCTTACTGTCCGGGACTGGAAGCTGGAAAATCTGCCATTGCATTTGGTGACTTCTCCTACTACAACATTGGAGACCGCGGAACCCGGTCCATGCAGGAACTCCGCGAGCTGTTCGCCGGAAACGGCATGATTGGCTACGTAGCCAAAGAGCGTGTTGACGGAAAGCTGGTGCTCCCGGAGGCCGTACAGACCCTTGGCGTCAAGAGCGCGTAACGGTAAGGAGGGATTCGCGTGATTGTAACCGTTGACGAGATGAAGAATTATCTCCGTGTAGACGATGATGCAGATGACGATCTGATCAAAAACATCATCGGATCTTCAGAGAAGCTTTGCGCTGACATTTTAAGAGCCAAGGAACTTCCAAGTCAGGAAAACACAAAGGTCGCTGTGATGTACGCAGCGGCCTATCTTTATGAACATCGTGAGGAAGCCGATCATCACGCTCTTACGATCACGCTGAGAAGTCTCCTGTTTGGAGATAGAAAGGCGGAATTTTAATGAACATCGCACTTCTGAATGAGCGGATCATGATTCAGAAATCAGAAGTTTCTTCTGACGCTATTGGAAACCGCCTCAGTACATGGATCAACTACTTTTCCTGCTACGCAACAGTCAGCTACGAATCACCAAAAGAAGAAACTGCAGCAGGAGCCACCTGGGATGAAAGCATGATCGACTTTACGGTCCGCTGGTGCAAGGAAACGGCAGTGCTTAGCTCTAAAGGATACCGGGTCGTTTTCCGGGATGCTGTCTACAGCATCGAAGGAATAGACCACATGAATTACAAGAAGAAAGCGATCAAGCTTCACTGCAGGAGGAATGCGTCATGAGCCAGAAAGTTACTGTTGATGGCCTTGCGGATGCAATCAACCGGGAGCTAAAGGAATACGCGCAGTCCACCTCGGAATCCGTAAAGGATGCCGTTAAGAAAACCGGAAAAGCAATTCGAAAGGATATCTCTTCTTCTGCTCCAAGAAGAACCGGTGCCTACGCGAAAAGCTGGTCTGTAAAGACGATGAAAGAAACAGCAGATTCACTTCAGGTCACCGTTTATTCGCGGAACCGCTATCAGATCGCGCATCTATTAGAGCATGGGCACGCCAAGCGAGGCGGAGGAAGAGTCGCTGCGCAGCCCCATATCGCTCCAGCTGAAGAGCGAGGTGAAAAACAGCTAGAACGTATGATCAGAAAGGGAATTAAAAAATGAGCATCATTACCTCGTTGTTAGAACAAATCGGAATTCCCTTTGCCTATGATCACTTTGCCGAAGGAGACTCCCCGGATCCGCCGTTTCTCTGCTGGCTTAATGCACAGAGCGATCACTTCTCTGCAGATGGAAAGGCTTATTTAAAGGTCAGCGAAGTTCACCTTGAGCTTTACACAGACCGAAAAGACCCGGCTGCGGAAAAGAAAGTCGAGGACGCATTAGACAATGCGGGGATCTTTTACAGCAAGTCTGAAGTCTGGATTGAAACCGAGCAGCTTTACGAGGTGCTCTACATTTTTGAAATGGAGGATCAAGCCCTATGGGAAACAAAGTCAAATACAATCTGAAAAATGTCTACGCAGCGAAGCTGACGGAAACCGTGAAGGACGGCGTCACCACCTTCACCTATGATACGCCAAAGCCGATCCCAGGTGCCGTATCGATAAGTCTTGATGCTGAAGGTGAAACAAAAGCTTTCTACGCAGACGGCATCGTCTACTTCCGCTCCATCACAAACAACGGATACTCTGG